ACGTATATAATAGAAACTATAAATATGGATGTCAAGACAGCGTAATGGTAGACCATTGTAAGACGCAATGCGTTCACTTTAATAGAAAAGATTATTTAGTAGATATTAAATCATCTGAAGATATGCAAGGAGAATTAGCTGAACGTTTGACTACTGATTTTAGTGGTAAAACAATCAACTTAAGCAGAGCATTAGGCTTGGATGTAGAATCAACTATATATCCAGGCGAATTAGTTACTATCTTTGGACCTACAGGTTCAAATAAAACTACATTTGCTCAAAACCTAGCATTAGGAGTTGATTTTGTAAATAATCAAATTGTAAGAGAATGGCAAATACCCACGTTATTTCTTTCATTAGAATTATCATCTTGGTATATGCACAGAAGGCATTTACAAATAGTTTCTGGAAAAGAAAAAGAAGAAGTAAACAGCCATTATAACACGTTATATGAATCGCATAAGGAAGAGTTAGAGCATATTATGATTCAAACAATATCTCCTACTTTAGATAAAATATATGAAAAAGTAAGAGAATTAGAGCCACAATTAGTAATTATAGATTATATTGATTTAGTCGACACTCCTGTAAGTTACAGAGGCGAATATGAAAAGATAAAATATATATCTCATGGATTATCTAATATGGCTGTAAATAATGATTTAATCGTAATACAAATCTCTCAAGTTAGTCGGGAATATAGCAGAAACGAAGTGTTAGATTTATATGCTGGTAAAGGTAGTGGTGCTATAGAAAACGCATCAAGAAAAGTTATTGGTTTAAATGGTCAACCAAAGTCTAAAGAAAGAGCGGTTAGATTATTTAAAAATACTGATGGCGAACTATTTGACACACATGTAGAATGGACACCTAGTTTCAGATTAAGGAGAACAAATGGGAATGATACTCAGAGTATTATTAATGGATGAATACACGGCTATACATCTATTTAAACTAATAAAAATAGGGTTTATACACCCTGTAGGAGCTCCAGGAACTGTAAAAGGATTAATGTTCGGTTTTTGGAGATTTGAAATTCAACTTATACTTGGATTCTGGAATAAATCAAAAATGGAGGGGTTAAAATACCATGCGTAGATTAATAAAAAGAGTTCTTTTTGGTAAAAGAAAGAACTATAAAAGAAGACACTATGACAATAGAGTTAAACATTGGGAAGTCAATGAAATAAGACAACACTTAAATGATACTGATACCAGATTGAGAAATTTGATGCATTATTTAAAAGTTGAGTCTATTGGTAATTCTAACTTAGTTGGAGACAAGAAAGATGGGAAAAAGTTCAATGGCCAATGGAACTAAAAGTGTGCGTAAACCTAAAAGGGGACGAAAGTCCCCTAAGGGTTTAAGTATATGGGAAGATAAATTTAGTAGAAAACTAAAAAGACATCACAAGCATTTTGCTAAGAAGGTGTTTCATCGATTGATGAAAAAGTCTTCTACTTTAAGAACAACTTTAAAGAGAAGGAGTAAGGAATATGAAGTCGAGTTTAAAATATCACTTACAGAGGTTAGAGAGCTATTACATAAATCTTATGGGAGGAAGTGTAGGTATTGCAATACTATATTGCTTGTCAATAATATGGCATGCGACCATATTCACCCTCTTTCTTTGGGTGGTAACTCAACTCCTAAAAATCTACAAATGATTTGCATGAGATGTAATACAAGAAAAGGACCGCTAACAGATAAAGAATTTATGAAAATTTTAAAATGGCTATCTAGGCAACAAGCTGGATTAGCTAAATACGTATTAAGAAAACTATCAAGTAGAGATTTTTAGGGCAAACGATACGCCAGCGGTATGCAGCTGGGATACAAGGTTAGGTTAAAAGTCTTGTGGATTTTTGTAGCAGTCGGATGCTATCAAGCAATGTCAATCACTAGTTTGCCCTAGAATTAAGGAGAAATTATGAATTTTGTATTAAGATTAAAATCAGATGGAAGTAGGGTAGATAGTATTCCTTCTAAAAGTAAAGAAGATGCTACTATTTCATTTATGAGTAGAAAACAAATGGACAAAGAGACTTTTGATAAACTATATGAGGTAAGGGAAGATGAGACATATACATAGACAGTGGGGAAAAAAAGACATGCTTTATTATTGTGATGATAGTAAAGTTGTTTGGCAATATGATAGGCTAGGGAAAGTGCATAAATTCCCTGATATGCCTACTTATGGGATAGAAAGAAGGAGGATACCTAATGGGACGACCTAGGAAAATAAAACATAGATTTTGGCTTATATTTCATAGAAAAATAAGAGGAAAATCAATTGATTGGTTAGCTAATAAATATAAGGTATCTAAAAGAACTATATGGAGGCATTTAAAATGAGAGATAATGATTTAGAAAAACATATCAGATGTAAGTGCCGTAAATATTGGGGAATGAGAAATCATAAAAGAAGTTGTAAAAGGTGTAAAACTGAAGTAATAGCAAGGGGAGAATAATGATAGAAACGAAAGGAGCAGATGTAGTGGAGAAATTAAAAGAATATCAAGCTTTAAAGTATAATAAAAACAATAAGTTTGACGTTGATTTAGAGTTTGGAGAGAAGTTTGAAAAGAGTGTAGATAAGATACTTACTCTTGGAAAAGTAGAGATAAAGACAGAAAGAGATACTTGGAAGAAAACAGGAAATGTAGCTATAGAATTATCATCTAGAGGTAAATTAAGCGGCTTAAATACCACAAAAGCAGATTGGTGGTGTCAAGCTTTATCTTTAAATGGAGATATTGTAGGGCTATATATGTGGCCAGTAGAACATTTAAAACATGTAGTTAGGCATAGTGTTAAATACGGAAGAGGAAGAATGGTAATGGGCGGAGATAATGATACAAGTGAATTAGCCTTAGTTCCATTGGAGGACTTAACTAATGGTTTTTGAGAAGAATAAAAAGTATTTCTCTTGTCTAAGAGAAGAAAAAGAAGGACATTGGGTATGTGAGAATCCCTTATTTATATGTGGAGATAAGGGATTATATCCAATCTATAGAGCAAATGGTAGATATGGAGTTTTAAATAAACACTATCATGAATTAACATTAAGGGATATAGACAAAGAGACTTTAAAATGGTTAGGTAAGGCAGGTAAACCAGGAAATAAAGGTGCTGAAAATATATTAAAATTTAGAGGAGGAGATGATGAGTTACTCAAAGGATTATGAAGAAATAAGAACCATTATAGACGATATAATAGGAGTAGAAACACAAGTTGGTAATAATCTTAAAACAGCTATTAAAAAGTATTTTGAAATGAAACCAGTAAGTGTTAAATTAGTGAGTCCTGAAAGTAAAATAACTTATAGTAATATAAGAACTGAATCAAGTATGATTAAAGAAGTATCTAAAGAGGCAGATGAAGCCATGGCTAGATACAATAAAAAACTGAGGGAAGAAACTAAGTCATTAAAAGAAAAAGGAGAATATTGTGGTATATCAGGTTGAGACTAATCTGATTATTGCAGTTGCAATTTAATATGAGTTCTAAAGTAAAAAGAAAACCAACAATAAAAGAACTAACTAACGTTGTGTTAGAGTTAAATGACAGAGTTAATTATCTGTATAGTGTTATATCTGAACTAGAAAAAGCTTTTAGTTTATATGTTGAGTATAAAAAAGATGATGATAAATTCAGAAAATATATAGACAAGAAAGTAAAGGAATGGAAAGAGAAAAATGACGCAGAAGGAAATGGAGAAGCTGATAAACCAAATCTTCAAGGAGATACAGACGGTGAGAGCAGCAGGTCAAAAGGAATACGCAAGAAAACAAAATAACGCATTTGCTAATTTTGAAAGAGTTGCTGAAAACCTAGATATTGACAGAAAGGAAGTTCTTTTAGTATATCTATTGAAACATATAGATGGTATATGCGCCTATGTAAAAGGGCATAAAAGCCAAAGAGAAGACGTAAGAGGTAGAATTACTGATGTAATTGTATACCTTTGTCTTCTTTGGGGAATGGTGGAAGAAAATGATTAAATGCCCTATATGTAAAGAGTTAATCTCTCCTTCAAGTTTATCTTATAAAATATCAGCAGGATTTTTAGATGGAGATGGAGTTTTTCATGAAGATGTATCCTTAGTAGTTCATAGGGAATGTCAAAGTAATTGGGTTTATAATCCTTTTGAAGAAATTGAAAAGGATATGAAAGACGGAAAACTCTAAAATCTTCTTCCTTTAGTAATTATACCAGTAGCTATTCTAGCTGCAATTTGAGCACTTTTATTTTTCTTAAGTATATTATAAAAACTTGTC